CCGTCAGATTCGAGTTCGTCCCGATCCCTGATGTCTTCCTTCATTTTTCGCTGATTGGTGTCGAGCCAGCCAGAGACCGTGACGGAAGTTGGATTCGACCAGTCGAGACCGACATTGTTGTAGCGGTCCGGCCCGGGGCCGGACCGCTGAATCACGATGGGGATGGAGAGGATTTGGTCTAGGCTCATCGCAACTCAATCGTCCGGTTACGCCGGCCGCCATAGACGCGGGTCAGATACTTAGCCTCATCGCTCGACAGCGTCACGATTGCCGTTGGATAGCCGTCCATCATGCGGTAGCTGTATCCGCCGATAGTCTCGGATTGCACGCCCGGAGATCCGGGCGCCATGATGACTCGCATGACCATCGAAGCAACGATTCCGACGATGTCGTCAGGAATGCTCGTGTAGCCATGGGTGTATTGGATCTGGTAGGTAACATTTCTCCAGAACCAATCCATATCGGTCCAGACCTGGGGCGCATTGATAATCGCCGAAGGTGGACCAAGCATGAGGGTGTCGCGGCCATCAAAAGTCCAGACGGAATACGGCATGAAAGACTTGCCATCAGCATTGACGCGGGCTACCGCGTCGACCGATATGATCGGCCGCTCCGGAAGGATGACCTGATTGTCATTCGGCGCCAGAACGACCGTGGTCTGTATTTGACTGATGGTCTGACGGACATGAGCCCGCACGCGGGCGGAAGCATCGACTAGGAGCGTCGTCGCCCTGGTCGTCTCTTCCGTCGTCATCGCCCTCGGCATGCGGGCCTGAACATCCGCTATCTGGGCGAGAGTTGGGAGACTCATGCCGACTCCACGGCGTCCACCCATGCGGCAAGGTCTTCAACGCGGAGAGCATCAAGCTGTGCCGACCGAGCAAGAGCGCGCTTCGAGGCAGCGCGCCAGGATCGTCCGTCAATCAGCCGGCGTAGAGCCGACTCCCAGGCGTCAAGGTCATCCCGCGGGACGAGAGTGCCTGCGGCCCCAAGTGACTCTGTCAGCCCGGGAGTTGGGGATGCGATGACCGGAATGCCCGAAGCCATGGCCTCAACGCCAACGCGTCCCCAAGACTCATAGTCCGAGGGCATGAGCAGAATTCGAGTCTTGCCGTATACCTCCCGCATCTTGTGCGGGTCGGTGTGCTCAATGATCTCAACGTTGGGCAGATCCTCGCGGATCTGATCTCCATGAGCGCCGACCACGCCGAGAAATTCTGTCTCCGGCATGCGTCGGGCCATCTCATAGAAGATGCGCGAGCCCTTGTCTTCGGAGAGGTTGATCAGGGTGATCTTCTCGCCCGGAGTCGTCTTGTACTCTTCCGACAGAATCGGGGGACGGACAATGAAACTCAGTGGAGTTGGCTCAAGCTCCTCACGGAGCCATTCAGAGTTGTAGACCTGCCAGATGTCTCGATCGTTCGACCATGCCCGCGTGTTGTCGTCATCGTTGTGAAGAAGCACGAAACAGGGCTTCTGCATCCAACGAGAGAGGACAACGGCTCGCGCCGTATTCTCAAGATGCGTCACGATGACGTCTGAATTCGCCATCATCTCGGGAAGGTCTTCCTTGTCCCGATGGGGATGGACATGAATCCCGTCAACGACGTATCCGTCATGCCGATACCGCTCATCGAGCGGCGGACGAGACTCCAAGACGTGAATCTCGTGACCGCGGTCTGCCAGTGCACGCAGCATCGTGTGGAGCATTACTTCAGCCCCTCCGTTATGAAGGGGCACATACCAATGAACTGCCGCGAGCACGCGCACCGGCAAACCTCCTAGAATCAGGTCAGAGAAGCAACGGTGTTCATGACGCTGAACGGGTAGTAGGTACCACGCTTGGCGCCCAGAGCGGTCACCGGGTTAGCCGTGGCGAAACCGAGGCGCATAACGCAACGAAGGGCCACTGAATCCTGCTGCATAAGGTTCAGGACGATTGCGCCGGTGTTATCCTGAATGACACCATCGGTGTGCATCGTGAAGCTGATGTCCTGTCGCATGCCGACAATGGCGTTACTCCACTGACCAGCGATCAGGGAAGCCTTCGTGGGGTCGAAGGCGCCGTTTACGGCCTCGCTCGTAGCGAAGCCGTAGAGTCGACCACCGGGAGTGTCGTCAGGATTCGGCTGATAAATCGGCAGACCCTGAGGAGACCGATAGCCAGCCAGCGTCCAACCGAATCCAGGGGCAGTGACAAAGCCATTGATGGCATAACCCTGCTTCACCAGCTGGGTACCCATCTGGGTAACTGCCTGGCCAATGTCCGGACCGCTTGCCCCAGTCATGGTCTGCGGAGTCACAGTGTTGCCGGCCGCGGTCGCGGCGGTATAGATGTCCGTACTCCACGTGGTGGGCCGATTGACGCCAAAAAGACATGCCGAATCGATGGCGATACCCAGAGCCTCAACGATTCGGGGCTTCACCTCAGCCCAAATATCAACCTGAGCATCATCGAGATAGGCCTGAGGAATCGGCACAATCACGGCAAGCTCTTCAGCGACCAACTGAACGTTTTTCCACTGCTGCTGAGTGGTGCTCTTCAGCTGATAGTCAGCGCCACCCGGCGTACCGCCGGAGTTCAGAAAATACGCCTGAGGCAGAACAGAGAGGACCGGCTGCCGCTGAGTCAGCGCGGACATGCGCGCCATGCGTGCGCGGGACAGAACCGCCGATGCGGTCGGCAGCTCCTGGATAATCTGAGCGGAGACCGGAGTAGGAACAAGGGCCTCGCCACCGGCCGGAGTGCCGGCATTACGGTAGAGGCCGGAGCCATACTGGCCACCGGAAAAGGGGTTGGTAGTCAAAGCTGAGTCCTCCCATGAAAAAAGCCCGTTCCCGGGCTAATGGGAGACGGGCTAAGGCTTTAGCGGCCTGCCATCCGGCGAAGCCATGCGTTGGGATCCTGGGGCGGAGTACCGCCCCTATTGCCCTGTCCGAGGTCCGGAACGGGCGGAGTCGGGGTCTGCCGACCCATAAAGGCAAGAAGCGCGTCAGCCTGAGCATTGAGAGTTGTCTCATCGGCGCCAGTCAGAAGCTCTGCGGGGACACCCTTGGAAGCTGCCACGCGATATCGGGCTAGCTCCGTCTTAGCGGCCGTCGCTTCTGCTACTGCCTTCTCAGCGGCCTTCTGGGCCTTCTGCTCAGCATTCAGCTGAGAGTCCTTGATGGTCTGAAGCTCAGCCGCAGCGCCAGCGTTCGCCTTCGCGCTTTCCTCGTTCTTCCGAGAAAGCGCCTTCCACTTCTCGGCTTCCTTCTGCCAATCGACCTCTCCGGCCGGCGGAGTCGGGTTCGAAGGATCGCCATTCGGCGGAGTCGCGCCAGAAGGATTCGGGTCAGTCATCTCATTTCCCGTTTCGGGTCAGGCCGCCGTTTCGGCTGCCGCTGGAATGTCGCTGGGTCCGCGGAATGATTGGTTGCGGACCGTGAGAACCGGGCCTAGTTCTCCGTGCTGTCGAACTTCGAGGATGTGATTGCCAAAGTACGGAGAGAAGCGCCCGGATTGATCAGACGCCGTGGCGTCCCCAGAGAGGTATGCCTTATCGATCCTCTGCCCGGGATCCTTGTTTCCGAGAATCGGGGAGACGCCGCAAGAGCAATTGGCATGGATGGGCATCAGCTCGGCGATGTGATATCGCTGAGTACTTGCGATCTGGCAAAGCTCGCAGGAGTGACTAGAGCCGAGAACGCGGCGATAGCCGACGACTCCGAGATCAGGACCAGACTGGGATAGCGCGTACCGCGCTGAGTGAGTTCGAGCCAACTGGAGATCAGTTGAGATCATCGTCATGGCGCGTTGTTCACCAAGCCTCACGGCATCAGCGAACTCCTTGTCTTGGGAGAGCTGATACCAGATCTCCTTAAAGGGCCGCTCATACTCGATCTCCGGCGAGACTCCGTTTCGGAGTACGGCACCTGAGGCCATTTCGGCAGGGATGCCAACCGGGTTCACGATCTGTTGAGACAGCTCAGAGAGGGATGAGGCAATGTAGATATCGGTCAGGGACGCGATGGTCTGTTGACCTGCCATCAGGAGAGGGACAATCACGTCGAGCCATGCGGCTAGACCGTCGTCCTTGTAGTCCGGGACTGAGAACCAGGCGGCCCGAGCCGCCTGAAGAGTCCTCGCCCTGGTCGCTACTACCGCGGCCGAAGCCCTGACAGCAAGAGCTGTAGTCATCCGCGATACCACCGGGGCTTATGCGGGCACCTCTGCCACCACCAGAGAATCAGGCCATCTCGGTGGCAGTAGTATCGAAATCCAGAACGATAGAGAAGCCTCACTTGGCCGCCCGCGATTGAGCCGGCGGAGTCTGTCCGGGCGGAGCCGGAGAGGAAGAGCCAGGATCCGTGAGCGCCATCGTGGTAGCGCCCGGGGCGGCGCCCGGATCAACACCCATGGGATTAGAGAGGGCTGCCATCAGGGCGTCCTTCATCCGTTCGGCTTCCATCCTGTCGATCTCCGACGGAGTGAAGCCCAGGAGAGCCATCCTCTCCCTGAATGGAACGCCGGCGGCTTCCCATTTGACGGCAGCGTCCGCTAGCTCTGCGAGCGTCCGCCGCTCAGGATCCATCCACACGACCGTGCTGTCTTGACCAACGTCAGTCCCGATGTACTGGCCGGCGAGCCGAAGGACTCGCTCCCAACACTCGCCAAATTCAACGGATCGATCTTTGACCTTTGACGTCAAGCCGCTTTCCGCGGCCGCAAGAGCGTCGCCGGACACATTGGCGATGTCCGCCAGCAGATAGTGAGGCGGAGTACGGCTGATAGCCGCAAGATCTCTAATGTCGGCGGATGCGGCTGAAAGGATCGGCTTTAGATCAGTTGCCTGAAAGTCGCCGAAGGCTGCATCGGCGTCCGGGACAACCCAGAGGAGATCAGCACCCGGATCAAAAGGTCGCTGGGGATTTCCGTTCTCATCCTCGACTTCAACCCCCTTGACCCATCTCTGTCGATAGGCCTGCATTGCCTGAGTGACAAGACGATCAAGGGCAGTGACGTTGATCCTGTCTTGGATATCCGTCACGTCCTCAAACTCGCCCATGCCCATTGGGCGCCGGGCGCGGCGATTAATGAACGGGACTACCGGGACTTCACCGAGCAGATTCGGAACCGGCACATTATCGGGGTCCAGCTCCCACGCTGTTGCCTGCCAAGCGGTGGTCGTCTCGCCGGCCTTGACAGCCCGGAAATAGACGATCAGGTCCGGCAGGTAGAGAATCGCTAGTTGGCGATTCTGGATCCCATCAACCCACGTCTTCATGGCCGCAAGAAGCTTCCGCGGCCGGACAGGGTCCGATTCGTGTATCACCTGAAGTGGAGACTCTGGGGTGATGATCGGAGTTGTAGAATCCTTAGGATCCGGACCCACGATCACATAGGCGCGTCCCAGCGCGCCAGCCTGATGATGAACGATGGCGCTATCGGCATCCAAGGAATTCGCCTGCCAGATGCGCCAGGCTTCCTCATCCGTCTTCTCGGAGCCGGCGGAGCCGGTCCTGAAGCCCATGACCGAGAGACGTTCTCGGACTGCCTCAGCGACAAGCCCCGTGTAGTTGCTTCGGCTCATCTTTTGAAGTCGATGATAGGTTTCGCGCATCTTCCGGTTGCCGGTCGGCAGCGGATGATTTCCGTCGTCATACTGCTGCAGAGTAGCAAGTCGATCAGTATCCGCGGCAAGCGCAGTACCAAGACGCAGCAGCCACCAACCAGGGGCACTCGGAGTGTTAGCGTCGTTGAGCACTCGACCCCCTAAAATCGGTAGAGCTTGCGAGACTTTTTCTTGGTTTCGGTCACGCCGGACGCGAGAGCGTCCATGCGCGCCTTGAATGCGAGAGTCGCGGAAATGGCCGCATCGATCTTTCGTGGCGAGGACGGATGGTCTTTGGCGATCGTGATACCAGCGCGACCAACGCGCCGGCGGGCATTGAGCATGTGACGCGTCAATGCGAATGAGCCGTCATGGCTCATCTCCTGATCGATGATCGCGTTATGCAGGATCTCCAACGCGCGAACCGTCAGACTGGCCCTACCGCCAGTCATCCACCATTCAATGGGGTGGTTAGCGGAAGCCTTGATCTTGAGTCGAGGCCCATATCGAGCCTCCCATGTGCTGACGTGCCCTTCCCACTTTGCGGGGTCGGCATAAAAACCGACCACCGTGTATTGGTCAAAGGCATCATCGACAGCGGAGAGGACTTCAATAATCGGAACCTCCCAGCCTTCGCCGGCAGGCCCTTCGGGCTGTTCCCAGACCGCAATCTGGAAGAGGTGTCCGTCGCTTACGCGACAACCGATCAGCGCGGTAGCATCGGTCACGCCGCGAATGCGCTTGCGGGAACCATCAAAGCCCAAGGTGACGATGTCACCGGGCTCGACCGTCTTCTCGTGATCCTGGCAGGCAAGCCATTCCGGCTGACTTATCCAAGCGTCAGTGGCTGCAGTGATCATGTTGAAATAAAAACGATCACTGTCCTGAGGATCCGTGGCCGGATCCCAGATCTCATCGATGATGCGATCGAAATTGATCCAGGCTTTCGCGTCGCCATAGACGAAGGAGAGGGCATCGCGAATGCTTCGCTCTGAAGTCTTGTCCACCTCAAAGGGAGGCTCTACATGGTCGTAGAGCAGACCATCACGCCGTAGGCGCCCCTCACGGGCTTTCTGAGCCGCTTCAGCCGATTTCTCGGCAACGGATTCTTCGCCAGGAACAAACGCATTCGTGGTCTCGACACTGCGTCCATCCATCTTGGCAAGATTGCGTCGGATGACGGCCGCAAGCCGGTCTCCGCCGTTGGACGGATTCCAGAGGTGAGTCTCATCCAATACCGCGAACGTCGTTCGCTGACCTTCACGACTCTTCGAGTTGCTGGTGACCTGGACGAGTTTGCCTGTCGCGCTGTAGACGCGCGTAAGGCCGACATCGAGTCCAGTATGATTCCGCTCCGCGGGACCGGTCAGCATCTCCTTGACGAGATCGTAGGTATTAGCCGTCTGATCTTCGCTGACTGCCGCAAGCTGAACTAGCGGGGACGGCTGAGGCCGTCCAATCGGCTCCCCTGAAGCATCCCGGCCGGCGTAGACGACCGGCCCAAGAAGTTCCGCGCAACACAGCGCGGCAAGGAGAGGACTTTTTCCCCAGCCCTTTGGGCGGGAGAGAACTGCCCGACGGAAAGTGAATCGTCCGGCGTCATCGACGCCGTAGAAGTGCGTGACGAAAGCCGCTTGCTCATCGGTGAAAATGAAAGGTTCGCCCTGATGTTCGCCGTCGGGCTGAATCAAATTCTCGCGGCACCAGTCAAGGACTCGATACCCAAGAGTCTGCTCAGGGGGAAGCGGCCTTAGCTTTTCATTCATTGCCAGCCGCGTAGCGGCGGCGATAGTCGGTCAGGTCCGGGACCGCAGGATCTGAGGTGGTTGACGCGGGAGCGTCGTCGCCCTGGTCGATCTCCATCTTCAAGCGTGCGCGGTCTTCCAGCGTCGCTCCGAACTTCGAGACCCTGAGCCTGAGTTCGGAGGCAACGGCGTGATCGCCAGTCCAGAACCGCGCATGCAAGACAGCAGTCTCTAGGAGTACATCCCAGTCCGAGGCCGCGAAAGCGGCAGCCTGGGGAGACTTGCGCCAGTTAAGCCACCATGTCTTGGTGGCCTCCGGCCACGGCATCTCTGCCGACTCACCATCGAGCCTCATCATCCAACCCGACCGCGGGAGCGGGCTCCCACGAAGCGAGCCATCAGAGGAGAGAGAGGTAGTAGGGGCGGCGTTGTTGCGCCGGCGCTTCCGGTCTGCCGGCTTCGGAGCCGGTCCACGACCAGCCATAGTGACCATCTCCCCTCTGTAGCTTGCGTGTTCGGATGACAGCCGCTCTGCGGCTGTGGCATAGTCAGAGACATCAGCCCCGCGTTCGCGGGGATGGCTCATGGCCCCGTTTCATGAGTAGGTTGACCCCGCGTTCGCGGGTATGCGCCTCAGGTTCGACGACGGGTTCACTCAGGCGATTCGGGAGATCTGCTGGCATTGGCTGATGCCAGCAGGAACAACTCTCACTCTCAGACCGAAGGCCCGACCATGGTCGGGCCTTCGTCGTTCTGCTGCCCGTTCTCCCCGTCGATTGCGGCGGAGCCCCTCAGGATCCGAAGCTCCTCCATCACCAGATCATGAGTCTCGTGGATCTCTGCGGCCACCTTGGCCGCGGCTCGATCCTGACCGGCACCGAGGATCGCGAGGGCAACGAGCTGAATGAAGTTCTGACTGAGCCAAGCCACAATGGCGACGACGTCATGAGTCCGGAGAACTGCCGGCAGCGAAACAAGAGAGATCGCGGCGAAGAGATAGCCGGCCCACATGTTGCTGAGGGCCGCGGTCACCTTCTCGGCGGCCACATCGTTGAAGGCCTTGATGCGATCGATCACAGCGCGCCTTCGCGCGCGATTGCCGCATTGGCCCAGAACATCGCCTCTTCGACCTTCGTCAGTGCGAGAGCCTTTTCACGGCTCTCGGGCAACTTGAGATCGAATGAAGCTGCAACCGCCTTGCAAGTCTCGCGCACGAGCTCATGCCGATAGGCAACATCACGGTTTGCCGGCGGATGATGATCGAAGCGTCGATTCAGCTCTTCATCAGTCACTGATCCCCCTGTAGGTGTCGTAGATGAATCCTTGTCCGAGCCGCCGGCTCGGTTCGTCGGGCGGGGACCAGAACTCCAGGATCTCGCGTAGATCGGCCCTAGATTCGACTCGATCAAGCGCGTCGTAGAGCGCTTCTAGGCTGTCGATTGCCTGGTCGGACACGGTGTGACCCCTCCATGACTCAAAGTCCCCAGACTCGTACATCCTTCGGGCTGCAGGTTCGTCCCGAGGAAAAACGAGCAGGTCAGGGGGTTACCCCCCCATAGTTTTGAGAGGGCAGACCATCCCAGTCATCACTCTGGGTGAACCGTCCGGCTAAGAGAGCCGGCCGGGATCCTCATCGAGATCAGGACGTCAGAGCAGTCCAGGATGCTGCGGCTTGGGCCGCTTCATCGTCAGCCGCGTGCGCGCGGCATTGCCTTCCTGCGAAGACTTCCTAGAGTGATGCCATCCGCAGAGCGACCGTAGATTGGCCGGCTCATGAGAGCCGCCTGGAATGATGTGATCGACATCAGTCGCACGCTCTATGCATCGCTGTGAAGTCGTATCAATCCACCACGTACACTGATATCCATCTCTTGCCAATATCGATTGGCGAATAGATGGCCAGTTTGTTGGTAGTTCACTTCTGCGATTACTACCCTGCCATTGAGAGCCCATACAATATCGGCCCTCCTATTTGGTTGGACTAGTGAGATTCGAACTCACATCTTTCGGCTTATGAGGCCGATGCTCTACCGATTGAGCTATAGGCCGTAGAGATATGCGGTAGGCAATCACGACCTACCCAATGTGTATCTAGCCCCTTACCGGGTAGCGACCGCATATCCAATAACCGCCCCACAAGGGCGGGTGATTAATCCAAATCCTGGGACCGAAAGGTTTTGCCGTCACCAGAGATCCGGGGTTAATGAAATTCCGGTCACCGGGAATCTTCCAGAAACCGAGTGGGAGCATTTCACTCGGGAGACTCAAACCGGTGACCGGAGATCTTGATTCGCGCTCTCGCGCGGATAATCAATTCATTGAATAGCAACTGCCTTGAAGGCAGTTGCTTGATATCTAATATCTCTCAGATGACGAGACCTCCAAAGGTCTCGTCTTTACCTTATATATTAGATAATTAATTAACGGGCGCGCGTAAGGCGCCCGCGAGGGAAGCTCTCACCCCATGTATGGGTGTCCATCGGTTCTGGAGAGGACATCGTCCTTGGTAACGGTTTGGTCTACGTGCTCTGACCTGCGAAGATGTCGCGCGAAGCGCAACGCTTGACAAGCTTCGAGTCCTGGTTCATGCTTGAGGTCAAGCGCAACGCTTGACCGACTCGAAGAAGGTTTGTCATGAAGCTCCGCAAGGGATTCCGCATCATTTGGCCCGACGGTACCAAGTGGGATGGTGACTGCCCCAAGTGGGCTCAGAGCGGTCGCAAGGCCGGCTACACGGTTATCTCGATTCGCATCTTCGGATTGAAGAAGTGGCCCTGCAGTGAATGCGAACTCGGTTTTCACTGATCATTGACTTGCAACGCTTGGCGGCCTAGGACTTCGGTCCTAGGCTCTTTCTCGCTCGCATACTAAGGAGAACACCTATTGAAGCCCAAGCTTCTCGATCTCTTCTGCTGCCAGGGCGGAGCCGGCAAGGGTTATGACGACGCCGGCTTCTATGTTGTCGGGGTTGACATAGCGCCCCAGCCGCGGTACCCATTTGATTTTTACCGCGGTGATGCCATTGAATTCGTTCTGAAGCATGGCCATGAGTTCGATGTGATCACGGGCTCCCCTCCGTGTCAGCTCTACACGAATGCTCAGAAGATCCGGAAGAACGACCATCCCGATCTGGTTGCTCCACTCCGAGAGGCGCTGGTCAAGGTTGGAAGGCCTTACGTGATTGAGAACGTCCCTGGTGCACCCCTTCTCAATCCCGTCATGCTCTGCGGAGCGATGTTCGGTCTCCGGACCTATCGTCACAGGCTCTTCGAAGCCGGCAACGGCTTCTCCTTCGAAGCTCCGGAGCATGGTCCTCACGTCGCCAGGAGCGCCAAGATGGGTCGGCGCGTGAAGCCCGGAGAGTACATGCAGATCGTCGGCAACTTCACCGGAGCATCCCTGGCGCGAGAGATCATGGAAGTCGATTGGATGAGCCGTGATGGCCTGCGGGAGGCTATCCCTCCGTCGTACACCCGCTACATCGGCGACAGGCTTCTGTCGCACATTCAAACGCAACGCTTGACAGTGTCGGGCGATGAGCCGTAGAGTCTTCCTCAGAAGGCACGACAGGAACTCACTCGGGAGCTGAGATGCGCACTTTTGACGAGATCTTCAACGAGAAGCTCGAAGAGTTCCGCGTGATGGGCTACAACTTCGGTGAGGCCTTCGACAAGGCAGAGTCGGCGGCTAAGGCCGAGATGGAGAAGAGCGCCACCGAGCACTAAAGCCGAAACGCCCTTCGGGGCGTCGTCCGGGAATGGTCTACCGGGCCTGATGATGGCAGACCAGAGTCTAGGGGAGAGACATCATGTCGGAGCGCGTTGTTGCCAAGGGCTTGATCCGGATTGCCACGATCATCGTGTCCGGGATGATGGTCCTCTTCGTCATCGCTGCCATCAAGGCGCCTTACGGCGCTCAGAACCACTCGGCGCCGGCTATTCCGGCCTCTTGCTCCACCGACAGTGGTTCAACCGATTCCACGCCCTCTCAGGCGTCTTGGTACCACAAGAAGACGAGTCACAAGACCACGACGCACAAGACGTTGAAGCAGCACCACAAGAAGACGATTAAGCGCGCCTGAACTATCCGTCACTCGATGTCGAGGGAAACGTCATGTCGAAGAAGCTTCAGTTCCGCGCTCAGGTCCTCAAGGGTGCCGTATCGCGTGGAGTCGTGCACTACGGCTGTGACTGCAATCTGAAGATCAGCGGAGTCGGAGACTTCAACCGCCTGCCGGCGGCACTGTTGGCTGCAGCAGTTCCCGGAAAGACCACTCAGTACTGCCCCAAGGGTGAGACCGTCGAGATCCCCGCCAACTGGCTCTACATGGCCAAGAAGGCCAAGACCGAGACGGCTCGCGCCTACTGGCGCAAGAAGTGCGGCATCATCACCGAGACGGAGAACTGACATGGCTAAGTGCACCGTGATCGGATGCGGGGATATCGCTACGCATGGCGCCGTTCTTCGGAACGGCCCGGATCTCCTTCCGTACCCCGCTAAGCTCTGTGGCGACCACGCCGAATCGGATCTCGGGTGCTGGTACACCATTCTCTCGAAGCATCCTCTTGAGGAGAACTGAAATGATCAAGCGCGTCGAAAACCTGATTCCCGGTGATGCCTTATGGGATGGTCGAGTAGTTGAGTCGCCGGTCATTATCGACGGTGCTTGGGTCTCGTTTGAAGTCTCGTTCCGAGGCATGAACGAGGGAGTTCGGAGCTTTCGACTGGGTCATGAGTTGGCCAGCGTGAACCTCGTTGAGGAGAACTGACGTGACGATCCATCTCTACCCGTTCAACCTCCCGCCCGTGGCGGAGATGAACACTGCCCAGCTCGATGGGCAGGAATGCGTCTACTGTCCGGGTGATGGGGAGGGCAGGATGAAGCCCGTTGGGCGCGTTCGCTCAGGCCCGAATCGGCCGCTCCTCTTTGCTCACATCGAGTGCGCTGAGGCGCACAGGTGGGAAGACGAGTGATCTGCCGGCAATGTCGCGAAGCAGCAGACAGGAAGAAGCCGAGGCGCCATAATCGGTGTGAGTGGCCTGATTCCTGCTGCTGCCAGCATCGAACAGGCGAGCGGATCATCAAGGAGAAGAAGTGACGGACTTCGCCCCGATGGACTTCCGGGTTCGGGTCGAGAACAACAAGATCCAGATCATTCACACCGTGTGCGAAGAGATCATCTCGGGTGATTCCTTCGTGACACATCTCGGACGGCTGATCCAGTCTGCCGCACGGCATGAGTGCCCGGAAGACTGACAACCGTCGGTCCCGAGGTCTAGGCTCCCCCCCACTACCTTCAAGGGGGAGCCATGTCCTTCAGACAGTTCGTCTCTGATCAGCTCTTGCGGTCCGATGGCAAGAAGCTGGGCATCAAGGTCCAGATCAGGTCTGACAGGGTCTCTGTAGGCCGCAGAGGCGGCCGGCTGACAGGCGCTCAGGCTAGCGTCTCAACGGGTGCCCCGCGGGGCACCCTGACCCGATCAGCCATACAGCGTGGTTGGCAGAAGCCAGGAGAAGTCACCGTCACGATCGTGACGACTGATGGTGTCGAGATGGTCTCGTCCGTTGAAGATGAGAAGAAGGCGCGCGACTGGTGCGCGCGGTTCAACACCCGATCCGGAGTACATCTCAAGGAGTAGAGATGATCAACGTCAACGTCATTCAGTGCAACCACTTGAATCCGAAGGAGACATGGCCGTATGTTGCGGGTCGCTGCAATAATGACTCGCTTCCCGGCCGCGCATACTGCGAAGAGCACCAGAACGAAGAAGCGAACTTCGAAGATGTTCCGTCGCGAGAGGATACTGAGAAGCTTGCTGAGGAGCTGCTGAAAGAATTCATCAGCGATCTCGACGTACAGTGGAAGGAAGGCTAGACGTGGAATCCATCGAAGCAGAATTCCCATGGGAGGGCCGGGGGCCCATTGTCCTGACCGCCGTTGAGTGCGTTCGCTGCGGAATTCGCAAAGGTAATCACAACTGGTCCGATCAGGCCTGCGAGGGATTCGTTTGGCCCGATGATCCGGACGGCGAATGACCTTCGTCCATCTTCACAACCACACAATGTTCAGCATGCTTGATGGAGCGGCCCGGTTGGGGCCGCTCTTTCATTCCGCGGCACAGATGGGCATGCCGGCTATCGCGATGACGGACCATGGAAACCTTCATGGCGCCTATGCGTTCTGGCAAGCCGGCCGTGAGGCCGGCGTAAAGGCCATCATCGGCCTTGAGGCGTATGTAGCCCCTGGAAGTCGTCAGGAGCGGTCCCCGGTGCACTGGGGAAACGCGAGCCAGCGAGATGACGATGTCTCGGGTCGTGGCGCCTACACTCATATGACGCTGCTATCCGAGACCGCTGAGGGTATGCGCAACCTCTTCCGGCTCTCGTCTCGGAGCTATTCCGAAGGCCAGTACTACAAGCCGCGGATTGATTTGGAGCTTCTGGCAGAGCATTCCCGTGGACTCATCGGCACAACCGGATGTCCTGGTGGAGAGGTTCAGACTCGACTGAGGCTCGGCCAGTACGACGAAGCGAAGGCCGCGGCCGGCAGGCTGCGCGACATCCTCAACCCCGGCAATCTTTTCGTCGAACTGATGGACCATGGGATCGACATCGAGCGGCGCATTCGGGACGATCTTCTGAGGCTGGCACGGGAGCTATCGCTCCCCCTTCTGGCGACCAATGACAGTCATTACGTTACGGCCGATCAGGGGCCAGCTCACGATCTGCTTCTGTGTGTCGGGACTCAGGCGACCATCGACCAGGAGGACCGGTTCCGATTCAATGGCGAGGGCTACTGGCTCCGGTCCCCGGACGAAATGCGTCGACTCTGGGCTGATTTGCCTGAAGCGTGTGACAACACTCTGAGGATCGCTGAGCGCTGCAATGTGTCCTTTGAGCGCCAGGAGCTGCTGCCACGGTTCCCCGTGACAGCAGGCTGGACAGAGGAACTCTGGCTCCGCACGGAGGTCTACAGGGGCCTTCAGGGGCGTTACCCGCGGGGCATCCCACGGGATCGAATCGAGAGGGCAGAGTATGAACTCGGCGTCATTGTTTCGATGGGTTTCGTCTCGTATTTCCTCGTAGTAGCTGACTTCATCTCATGGGCCAAGAATCAGGGGATCCGAGTAGGGCCGGGCCGCGGGAGCGCTGCTGGATCTCTTGTTTCCTACGCTCTGAGTATCACCGATTTGGATCCCATCGAGCATGATCTGATGTTCGAGCGATTCCTGAATCCAGAGCGCGTTTCCATGCCAGACATCGATATCGATTTTGACGACCGACGTAGAGGAGAAGTGATCGAGTATGTTGCGCGTCGATGGGGATCTGAGAAGGTCGCCCAAATCGCAACGTTCGGTATCATCAAGGCGAAAGCCGCAATCAAGGACAGTGCACGCGTCCTCGGCTTCGGGTATGAAGTCGGTGACGCTCTCAGTAAAGCTTTCCCGGCCCCTATCATGGGCAAGGATGCACCTCTGGAGTGCGTCACGAATCCTGAGCACGAGCGATACCGAGATGCAAAGGGTTTTCGGCAGCTACTCAGCTCGTCTGATGACTACCAACGCGTCTACGCCTCCGCACTCGGAATCGAAGGACTGGTTCGCCAGTCCGGGGTTCATGCTGCCGGCGTCATCATTTCTGCCGAAGCCCTGATTGACCATGTGCCGCTGTGGAGCAACAAGGATGGCGGCACCATCACGCAGTTTGACTACCCAACCTGCGAAGCTCTCGGACTCCTGAAGATGGATTTCCTGGGGCTGAATAACCTCAGCATCATCGATGATTGCCTGAAGGAGGTGCAACGGAACCATGACAGAGATGTTGACCTGTTGCGACTACCATTGGATGATCAGGCGACTTTTGCACTGCTGTCCCGAGGGCAGACGCTTGGAGTATTCCAGCTTGATTCAGGCCCCATGCGGAAACTTCTTCAGCGTATGCGTCCGACCGGATTTGAGGATATTAGTGCTGTCCTTGCCCTCTATCGTCCTGGCCCAATGGGAGTCAAAGCGCATTACGCCTATGCAGACAGGAAAAACGGGCGAGAGCCCGTAGAGCCGATCCATCCGGAGCTTTCTTCGGCACTTGATCCGATCCTGGCGGAGACTTATGGTGTCATCGTCTATCAGGAGCAAGTGACTAAGGCAGCTCAGGCCGTAGCCGGCTATTCTGTTGGCAACGCCGACCTTCTTCGAAAGGCCATGGGCAAGAAGAAGAAGGAAGTCCTCGATGCGGAGTTCGAGCCTTTCAGTGCTGGCATGAGGCAGAATGGGTACTCGGAGGACGCGATCAGGACTCTCTGGGATGTCCTGGTGCCATTTGCTGACTACGCCTTCAATAAAGCTCACTCGGCGGCCTACGGCCTGATCTCGTACTGGACTGCCTATCTGAAGGCCCATTATCCAGCCGAGTACATGGCTGCGGTCCTAACTGCAGAATCGGACAAGTCTCCAGACCAGGATCAGACTCCGGCCTATTTGGCAGAGTGTCAGAGGATGGGGATCCAGGTTCGTTCCCCCGACGTCAATGTCTCCAATGCCGACTACACGCCAGCTCAGGGCACCATCCTTCACGGTCTAGGGGCCATCAAGGGCGTCGGGATGGCAGCGGATCAGATCGTGTCCGAGAGGGCCGCTTACGGCTCGTATGGGGGCCTGGTTGACCTGTTGGCCAGAGTGGGCACGAGCATCGTGAACAAGCGCGTCTTCGAGGCGCTGCTGTCGGCCGGCGCACTGGACTGTCTTGGTCGACGGACTGACCTAACTCGACAGTACGAGGGTCTGTCAGACACCGTCTCTGACCTGGCCAAACGTGAGTCCTATGGGCAGTTCACCCTGTTCGGTTCGGGGCTCTCTCTTTTGGCCTGAACCGCAACGCTTGACAAGCGGAGTCATCGAGTCCAGTCTAAGGGTCGGAAGCAGCACAGTCGGGCGCCCGATGGGGCGCCATTCCTTGCACTTCAAACGCAACGCTTGACAGGAGAAGTCATGAGCGAGCAGTCCAAGAAGGCCATTCGGAAGATGCGCCGCGGGAGCGGCACCGCCGAGAGGCGATGGGTTGAGAAGGGTCGCACTCTGACGCGCCGGCAGGCGCGCTTCGCCAAGTCCATCTCTCGCAACGCCTGAAAGGCACGCTCGTGGAAATCTCTCTCGCCGACGTCATCAAGGTTATCCGTCGATTCAAGAATGAGATCAAGCATGATCAGGCCGTTTTCTGGCTGGAGATGACCTATCACATGGAAGGCCCGAAGAAGGCGATGCACCATGCGCGGCAGATTGCCGCGGCCTATCAGATCGTTCGGAACGCTCGACAGCTGGAGATGAGCCTGTGACGATCGGAATGATCCTTCTCTCGGAGGTGCTGGACTTTCAGGCCGGCGATGCTGGCGCCTACGACCGATGCACCGGATGCGGGCAGCTTGCCAGGATCAATAGCTGGTTTGACACGCTTTGGTGCTGTGGCTCCCGAAGCTTCGAACAGATTTCTACAGTCCGTGACGTCCTGGAGATCAAGCGAAGCGACTCCCATTACGAAGACCTCATGGACTCGATTCGTCATCACGGAATCGGAATCCCGGTCCTCATCTATGGCCGCGAAGTTCACAACGGCCATCATCGGATTGCTGCGGCATTTGATCTCGGACTCGAAGAGATCCCCTGGACTGATGACAGCTCTATTGGGTGGGAGAGTGACTGGCCGGATGATTCAGTTCTCGATTGCAGCGCCTGAGCTTGCGAGGCTTACGCACAATGCGCTTGCGTTCATGCCGGCAAGGTCTGCGGCGAAGGTGTGTCGGGTCACATTCGCAATGAATGGGACTATCGGCTACCTCCAGATCACGGCAACGGATCTCTACTCGACTGGTCGAGATCACTCAGTATTCGAGACGTCCGACTCGTCTCCAGTTGTCTCTATCGATCTCTCCCGCGAAGACCTTCTAACGCTGGACAAGATTGCGCGGGGAAAGAAGAAGGAAGAGGTCCGGCTCCAGATCCGACATGGCGACGGCATGTCGGTTGAGGATGAGAACGATGCATGGATGCCGTTCCTCGATGCCTCAGGCCAGCGTCAGCCGGCCGATCTCTGGAATCGGGTAGACGGGATGCTGACGCGCCTTGAGCGCGTCTCTCCAGCCATCCCTGAGGCTCTTCTGATTGATCCCGCGCTTATGGCGCGGTTCGGGAAGGTGAAGCATTCCGGCGAGACGATCGCCGATCTCTACATCGCAGATCCTGCGGAGCCGATTCTCGTGAAGATCGGGGAGACGTTCATCGGGGCCATCATGCCGGTTGACCGAGAGGCCGCCGGCCAGTCAGATCAGATTGGGCCTGAGGGAATGTGGAGCTAATGGAAACGGGCGCCCCCTCGGGGGCGCCCGACCTACCCATGAAGGACCGAGACCCATGGGCCGTTTGGGTAGCCAATGCGCTTCAAACGGCTCCGACGTGGGATCAGAAAAAGTGGGACCGTATAGGGAAAGTAGTTGGGGTGGAATTCCCCTCCTAGTCTTCCCGCCATAGAACCTTGATGAGCTCTGGCCTGAACACCGTGCTTCCGCGACCGGCGGGAAGAACGATGATCTCTTGGAACATCTCGGCTATCACGGCGCGCTTCTGTCGAAGGTCTAGATCGTAGTTCCAGTGACGTTCCACATCTGCGGCTTTGGTTCGCTTGGATACGTTGGACAGATCCCAAGCCTTCTTTTCCGCCCTAAGAGCGCGAACCTGGTCTTCCAGGAGTCCCGAGAGCTTGAAATACCGCTCATCCGAGATGCGTTCCTCTTCGCTGGCTGGCGAAAGCCAGCGGGTGTTTAGTGTGTCTAGCTGGGCCTCTTTGGATGAGAGCTCGTTTTCCTTGTCCCACGGGGCGCTGTCGTGCTGAACAGCCGCCCTTTCCTTCATCCTCGCCAATACGAGACTGACGATGAGATCGTCAAGCTTTGGCCCGTGCCGGCCAGTTCCGCCACAGCCGCCCTCACTTTTGGGGGGGCATACGTAGCGGTAGCCAGCAACCCCCTTGCTGTCGACGGTCCCCCTCATTGGGGTGAGGCAAGGACGCCTTGTGTCGTCCCGAACTTTTCCGCACCGCACACGATGCGAAAGGAGGTATTTGGTCGCCTTGTCGTGCAGCTGCCCAGCAGCGCGCTGCTTTTGGTCGTCGGCCGTGGGGAGAAGGCTTTTGGGTTTCCGGACCCTGGGCTTATAACGCTCCCATACCTCCTCCATGTCAGCGGGCTCACAAAGGCGCTCCCATTCGCCAATCTTGTAACTACCGTCCTCATCTCGGTAGAGTTCCCCGTTGATCGTTCGAAGCCCGGCATTGCGCGGACTGACCACTATTTGTTTTACGGTCTGCACGCGCCAAGGGCCGCCTTTTCGCGTGGGAATCCCTGACTTTTCGTAGAGATTTCGAATTGTGGCCCATTGGGCGCCGGCCTTGCAGAGCTTGATGGCCTCTTTGGTGACCTTGGCTTCTTCCGGTTCCAGCTCCATTCCGCCCTCGCGCCAGCCAAAGGGCCGGCCTCCGGTGTGAGGTATTCCGCGGCGCGCCTGTCCGGCGTGCCAACGACGGGTCCGACTCTTCTTTTTTCGGATCTCGCCCATGCTGATGGCAACGTTCATGAGGCCGCGAATCTCGGCGCCTTCCGCGTAGAGATCCTGCGTTCCGGCGTCATCGACGTAGAACCGTGCTGTCCGCGACCGGAAGGCATTTACGAAACGCTCCCATTGAGAGGGGAGGCGATAGATCCGGTCTTCGTCAACGCATATGATTCCGCCGACGGGATGTCCGGTCTCGGTTATGCCGCGGTTTAGATCCGCAAGCATCGATTCGAAGTCGGCTCGGTAGTCATCCTTTGCCGCAGACAGATCGTTGTCTGTGTAGCGTCGAACGATTAGGAGCTTCGAATGCTTGTGTCCACGTACGATGTCGCGACAGGTGGCATGCTGATTTTCGACTCCCTTCTTATCGCCCTTCTTCCGAGTGTCGGAGATCCGCGCATAGGCGATGAGGCAGATGATCCCCTGATTGATGCACTCTTCAGGGGTGGGCAAGCCGGCAGGGACCCCACGCTCCTGCATGTCGATGAGGGGGTCGCTGTCAGGCTTGGCGGGAGCCGTCCGACTCGACAGCTCCGTGAGGGCTGCCGCGAAGGCGGCATCGGGATCATCTGGACTCGCGCTTGGCTTACCGGTCAAAGGTCCCCTCCTATGCCAGACTGGCGCTATGAATCGACTCGCGAACGCGACGTCGCCATACCTTCTCCAGCACGCCACCAACCCAGTGGACTGGTGGCCATGGGGAGAGGAGGCGATCGAAGAAGCTAAGCGGCGGGATGTGCCCATCCTCTTGAGTGTGGGATACGCATCCTGTCACTTATGACTTCTATCAATCCACTGGTGCCATGTCAAGCAAAGATGTGCATAGTGCGTTTCCGCAGGTCAGGGCCGGTTTGGCCGCCCCCAAGGCTCATGGCTAGCTCGGGGAACGGGCTGTCCGCCGGCCTAGGCGCGCCGCAAGCAAGATCCAAGTTGGCGACCATGATCCCTTAAGGCCCCATCAAGGCTTTGCCATTCCGTAACGATCACATGACATAGAGCAACATCGTGGCATATGCCAGCCGTCCCCATCGAACCCATGTTCGGGTTTGGTGATCTCTTGACGTCCTCTTAGCTCGTAACGAGCTACTCGCATAGCGCAACGCTTGACAGGAGATTGTCAGGCAGGCTTTACTGTCTTCAGGTAGCCATGCCAATACTCCGAGTCGATTTGAGGGGCCTCACTCCAATGCCCATGCCAAGCAAGCTTCCGGAGGATAGTGCCCTTCTGCGCGATCACTACATTGATGGCCTGTCGTACGGAGAAATTGCGGCAAAGTACGGCGTTAACAAGTCGAATGTTAGCCGTCGCTTTGCAGGCATGAATAGGCCACATGGCGGAAATGCAGCCTTGGACTATTCCAAATATCTGCCTTGGCAGATTGGGCGAAAGTATCTTTCTGACGCGCCGGCATTGATGCTCTATGCGCACATTCGGCGTCAGGTTAATCTAGAAGCCCCTGATGATGTGAAGAATCCCCTTGCGGGGGGATACAGGGAGATGCGCCTGAAAAGCTGGTGGACGACTCTTCGCCAGGGACGTATCCTGACCGCGGTTGAGGCGGAATCGCCTCCGGGTCTCAGGCTGGAGTACGTGCCGCGGACCGCCGCGGATGGCCGGCTGGTGATTCGGTGGCCTGACGATGCACCGCCAATAACTCCCATCCAACGTGCAGTGCTCTCCCTGCCGGAGAACTTGACGGTCACCATTCCGGAGCTGTGGTAGGAAGCAAGCGAACCCGAACAGCCCAGGGCCAGCGGCTACATGCCGACTGGCCCAAATTGTTGACATTTAACGCAACGCTTGACATCCGCAGTGATCAACGTATGATCTTGATCACGCCGAACATGCAAGGTGCCTTCCGCTTGCGTGGAGCTGGTGTCACACCTTCACAGAGGGGGGCATGTGGGCAGTATGACCGACGAACAGCGCGTGACCATGGAGGATCTAGTTCGCAAACACGCCGGTCCTGAGGCCGGCGCGACCATCATCTATGACAACCCACCATGGGGACGCCTGATTGTCGTCAGGTACATGCACGCTAGCTGCTACTGGCTCATGGTCAGTGAGCACACGGAAGCTGAGGATCTCGCCGAGATGATGGCGCTCCTCCCAGATGACGTCACCTTCGAGCGCGCGGAGAGCGCGCCAAACGGCTTCGGCCATCAGGCTCGGAATTGCAAGATCTACTACTTGTGGACCTATCAGAAGGGGGTAGCGCTTGCTCGCACCGCGGAAACGAAGGTCCTTCTCGCAGCTCAAATCTTGGGCTAGCTGTGGGACCGCATATGAGCTAGAACGGGTCGTCAAGGCCCCAAGCCGACCCGCGGCATGGTTCACTCACGGCACCGCATTCCATGCCGCTGTAGAGGCGTATGAGAGGTCCGGACGGACCCTCAGCCCGGATGAGTGCATCGCCGCCTTTGAGGCGGCATGGGCTGAGTCCATCATGAAGGATTATGAGCGTCAGCCCGATCTGTCAGTATGGATGACAGGCGGCCGGCGCAGGCCGGAAACCGACATTGAACTCCGATACGATGAAGGCAAGGACCAAGTCCTTCGATACCTTGACTACGTGTCAGAGTCTGGTGAAACTATCTGGGTCGCGCCCGATGGGCGCCTAGCGGTTGAGCTAGAAATTGAGTTCACGCTGTCAGAGGTCCCTGTTATCGTCTATATCGATCAGGTCATTGTGACGAAGGACGGCCGGCCGGTCGTCAGAGACTTGAAGACTGGGTCTAGCTACAACTCTCCTCTCCAGTTGGCCACCTATGATCTGGCACTGGAGGCCGAGTACGGCATCAGGGCCTATTGGGGAGACTTCTGGCTCGCCAAGAAGGCGAAGCCGGATGGCATCATTGATCTCCATCCCTACACCGCGGAGCGGGTAGGCGCGTGGTACGCGCAGATGGACGCCGGCGTCAGGGCCGGCATTTTCGTCCCGAACCCTACTGACAAGTGCCGCAACCTCTGCGGCGTCTCCCAGTGGTGCACCGCCGTCGGCGGTGTCCAGTACGATCCCAACTCCCGTTAGGAGAACCTAACTTGACGAATCCCTATGGTGTCCCCGTTCCCTCGCACAGCGAGGCCCCGATCAGTGTCAACTTCAAGATCCCCGAGGTTCCCGGCGCACCCATGCTGACCGTGCGCGCTTCGAATGGCCAAGAGCTTGCTGGTCTCACCGGCGATGTCGCTCGGGTCGGCGTTGATGTCGGCCGAGCGCTGACCGACTTCCGCGGGGGCTTCCTTGCTGGCGCCGGTCTGCCGGCTGAGGCAGCTCCCGCGGCTCCCGCCGCGGCTCCTCCGGTTCCGCAGGCTTACCAGCCTCAGCATCCGACCACGGGTTACGGCGCTCCCGCGCCGGATCAGCAGCAGTACAGCATGCCTGCCCAGCAGTACAACGCTCCGCCTCAGCAGTACGCAACCCCGCCTCAGACCGGCGGGGTTGGGCCGACCCCGACTTGTCCTCACGGTCAGCGCATCTACAAGAGCGGCACCAGTCAGAAGAATGGCCGTCCGTACAGCATGTGGGTTTGCCCTGCCCCGCAGGGGCCCGGTCAGTGCAAGCCTGAGAACGGCTAATTTTTTTGGCTTCAAACGCAACGCTTGACAGCCTGCCCCGAAAAGGGCAGGCTTTACCCCAGAGGGAGACGCTATAGAAACCCTCGTGCAAGCCAAAAACCAGCGTGGTGATGCTGGTAAACCCCTCCCGACGATCTTCCAGTCTTTCGAGGAAGCCGGCATCTTTATCCGGCAGGGACAGTTCGCTCTGATCTCTGCCGCTCCTGGAATCGGCAAGTCTGTCCTCGCCCAGACGATAGCCACGAAGGCTAAGGTTCCGACCTACTACTTTTCGGCTGACTCCGATCGATTCGAGATGTACTGCCGGGCAGCAGCAATGCTGACCGGATGGCGAACCGAGGACATTGGGAATGCCATCCTTCACGGCAAGACGGACACCATCGATGCCACGCTGAGCGAAGCCAACTTCATCCGCTACGACTTCAAATCGTCTCCGACTCCAGACGACATCGAAGATGAGCTCAAGGCGTACGCCATGGTCTACGGGATGTGGCCAAGACTCATCGTGGTCGACAACATCTCGAATCTCGACATGGGTGGCGGAGCAACCGACACGGCCGCTCTCGAAGAGGCAAGCAACTTCCTTCACGACATTGCCCGTGAATCTGGGGCAGCAGTCATCGCATTGCACCACGTGCAAGGGACCTACAACGACGGAAATGTGCCCGTTCCCCTCTCTGGCCTTCGGGGCCAGATCGGACGAGTCCCGGAAGTCGTTCTGACGCTGCACAATGCGAGCGATCAGATCGACATCGATTCCGGTCGGCAGATCATCGGGGTCAATGCGGTAAAGAATCGCGGGGGTAAGGCGGATCCCGCGGCAAGGAATGTCATTCGACTGAGCTACATTCCGGAGCGGATGCAGCTTGTTGGCTAAGGAGCATCATGGACTATCAGATTTGGATGACTGATGCAATGGCGAAGCTGATGGAGCCGGCGAAGCCGAAGTTCCCGACGAACCGCGCCGGTAAGCGCGCGAAGGCTCGCAGCGAGCGCAAGCGCGGCAAGGACTTCACTAAGTGATTGACTTCGCTCTCTTCGTCTTGGGATTTGTCATCGGATCCGTTGCGTTGCTGGTGGCGCTCTTCCTGTTCGTCGCCCTTGGCTCCATCAAGGGCCGATGACGAGAACATCAACTCGTCCCTGTAAGAAGTGCGGCAAGAATCGCGCTGAAAGATTCTTCACCTCATCCCGGGGTCATACTTGCTCTGCCTGCCGAAAGGCGGCCAGATCAGCCGGCAGGCACGCTCAGAGAGTCCAGGAGACCTACGGTCTCGGGCCCGGAGAGTATGACGCTCTACTGGCCGCTCAAGGCGGCTCATGCGCTATCTGCCGCGGTAAGCGGCGATACCGACTCGCCGTCGACCACGATCACAAGACAAACCTTGTCCGCGGTCTTCTCTGCAACATGTGCAACTCGCGGCTACTGACTGCCGCGCGGGATCGTCCCGAAGTTCTCCGATCTGCTGCTGACTATCTCGATGCGCCGCCGGCGCGGAAACACATCGGGGATCGCTACTACCAGAAGGAGACGGCCTGAAATGGCGCTCTATTACGTGACCAGGACTGACGAAGTCCAGCCCGGTGAATTCGTCAATGCCCACGTTATCGCTGGCGGATCGCGCCAGGCGCGAATGATGGTTCGTCACATGACTGGCGTCCGAAAGGACGCCGGCAACATCACGGCAACGAAGGTCGATGTGGCGAAGATCGATGCCGTAATCGGTGCGTACTTCGATGAGAGGAATGAGAGCTGATGGCTACCGCCGAAGAGAAGACCGTCGTTCAGAAGAGCTACCTCCTGATACTTGATGAGGATGAGGCAGCATTCCTGCTCGATCTCGTCTATCGCCGCGTCAATGGAGCTGGCGCAAGGGAGATTGTGGGCGAAATCTGGCAGGCCCTTGAGCGGGCCGGGGTCGATCAGCACCGATTCGCGCACCTCGGCAGTGGAATCGTGACTTATAAGACGCCCGCAGTTTTGGCCGCTGAAGCGGGCCCGGAGATTGGTGTTCGCGTCCGAGCCATCGGAAAGTCGGCAGGTGGAGGCGTCATCGGTGGCCAACTTGGGAGTCTCCTCGATATCGATGCAGATGACGCCGATTGGCCTTACTACGTTGATTTTGGCGACAAGTGCCGATGGGTCTCTGCGGTTGAGGTCATCAACTCTGAGGGGGATTCTTCCAAGTGATAACCATCAGTTTGGCGGGCGAGAACCTGACTACTGCGGATCTCGGATGGCTCAGTGATGCGGTGGCCGGCGCATCCGGCCACTCAGGGAATGACTACCCGATTCAGATCGTGTTGGGCCGCATTGTAGTTGAGATCCCTGGCGAGGAAGAGGAAGTAGCGGCTAAGGCGAATACGGAGCCGCTGAAGGTTGGGGATCAGATTCGGATCCTGAGCGACCGTCCGAGCAACTCGCACTTCAAGAAGGGCGAGATTGCCAAGGTGGTCGAAATTGACGGGGACTACGCCGTAGAGGCTAATGGTCCATCCGGCCTTTGGTGGGTAAAGACTTCCGAGTATGAGCGAGTCGCCGACTAAGCCTCCGATTGCAGACGTTCTCCGGCACTATCACCCGGATGTGGTGGTGCCGGAGCGCTGGGGATGGATCAAGATCAGGTGCCCGTTTCACCGGGAGCGGAATCCATCCGCAAGCATCAACCTCGAAGCCAACTATTTTCAGTGCTTCGTCTGTGACGCCTCTGGCGACTCATGGGCCATCATCATGAGGGAGGAGAGTTGCGATTTCCGTAGTGCCGTCGAATTCGCTGAAGGAACTCTACAATTCAGCAGCGGAGAGATACGTGGCGGCTCTGCCGTCCAGCGACGCCGCGCAAGCCTATCTGACGAAGCGCGGCCTGTCCGCGGACAGCGCTCAATCCTTTCAGCTCGGCGTAGTCGTCGACCCCTATCCGGGGCATGAGCAGTACATCGGACGTCTCGTCATCCCGTATCAAACTCTTGGCGGGGTCTGTGGGGCCTCATTCCGATGCATCGTCCATGAGGACTGCAAGGGGATCCACACCGACAAATACCAATGGCCATCCGGTGTAAGCCGGCGTATGTTCAATACGCCAGCGCTGGACATTGACTCTCCCTATATCGCAATCTGCGAAGGGGAGATGGACGCGATGACCGCCGTACAGGCCGGCATACCGGCCGTAGGGATCCCCGGAGTCAAGGCGTGGAAGAGCTTTTGGGGCCGATGCTTCAAGGGCTATGACGCAGTCTTCGTCCTGGCTGACCATGACGATTCTGGAGAGGGCCAGCAACTGGCCCACGTGATCGGATCTGATGTCTCGTCGGCAAGGACAGTTCTGATGCCCGAGGGGCACGACGTGAACTCTTTCGTCTTGGAGAACGGGCCTGAAGCTCTCCGGGCCAAGCTTGGTCTTTAGTGCCCATTTACTTAACTCTTGACATCTAGGAGGAGCATTGAGCGCCGGGGATCTCTTTCGGTCTCTTGAAGCAGGGATCACAGAGGATCAGGTCCAAGCAGTAATGAACGATACCCGCATGCGGATGCGGGCGATGAGCGAACTTGCCGTAGGCATCGAGGTTGACGCCATTGAGGCTGGCCTTCAGAAGGGTCTAGCACGACAACTTGCGATTGCTTTTCTTGAGAACACTCTCGGATGGAGCCTTCGTGACGCGTACTGAGACGATCCTGATCTGGCCCGATACACAGATTCCCGAGCAGGATGACCGGGCGGTCAACGCCCTGATCGGATTCGTCAAGGACTATCAGCCTTCAACGATCGTCGACATCGGCGATTGGATGGACTTCGCTCCCCCATCCCGATGGAGCAAGGGCACTGCCCAGGAATTCGACACCAGTCTCGGGCGGGACCTGAAGAAGGCTCATGAGATCCAGGCGAAGGTGCGGAATGTCTTCGACGGCGCCTGGAAGCGCCATCTCGGCAATCACGATCTCCGAGTCCAAGATTCCGTCAAGCGCTACACACCGTGGCTCCACGGCTATGAGGGAATCTCATACGACACGATGCTTCGGCATGCCGAGTTCGGAATCGAGACTCTACCGACCTTCTATGACGTGGCTCCTGGATGGGTTTCAACTCACGGGAATAAGGGGGCAAGCATCAGTTCCCGGCCCGCGGGAACGGCAATGAGTCTCGTGAGGAAGATTGGCAAATCCGTTGCCTGCGGTCACACCCATCGAGCCGGCCTTGAGCCATGGGACCGGGGCTACAACGGCAAGACGAATCGCCTGTGGGCAATGGAAGTCGGCAATCTGATGAACATGAGGCGAGCTGGATATCTCGCCACTGGCGCCGCCAACTGGCAGCAGGCGTTCGGCCTCTTGCATGTGACTGGCCGGCGAGTCCGGCCCGAGGTGGTCTACATCGAGAACGGCCGTTTCACGGTCGCAGGGAGGGAGTACCGATGACTGAGGCTTGGACGGGACGGAAGTACCGGAGTAACTCGATTGGCTCCATTACCGAGATCCTCTCAGAGTCCTTCGTTTGGAAGGCGCGAACCTACGTGAACTTTGAGCGGCCTAGCGCCTCCTCCCTCGGGGTTATGGGCGTTGCCCCGATTGAGCACTTCGAGAATAGCGAACTTTACACCCGAATCCGGGCGCCGAAGTTCGCAGTAGGCGACAAGGTCAACGATGGCTATGACGACTACACGATTGAGGCCGTCTCCCAGTCCCCGGACAAGGATGGCGACTTCGGGTACATCATCCGGGATGAATCCGGCGACTTCGATTTTGCCCAGCAGGTTGACGACTACAAGAAGGTGAGCGAGTGACAGAGATCGACTGGGCCGAGATTCATTCACTCGCCCTGCGAGTCGGAAAGAACATGGCCCGACGGTGGCCGGGGATTGAAGCCGATGACATGTCTCAAGAGGCCGTGGCGGCCCTTGTGGAGCATCCCGAGATCCTGGCGGACTATCCGGCCAATCAGAGCCTTGTGGCGGCCTTTATGGGCCGCGCAGCGACGCGGTACGCGTCCAAGGAGCGATACGACTACACGCTTCGAACGGCCCAATACCTCTACACGCCCGCAGAAGTTCGATTGCTCCTGACTCACGCCTACTGGGATGAATCCCTACGGGAGACGACGGTCCCGACGGGACCGGATGACAAGACGCACCTAGCCGTCTATGAGCACATCTGCGTTGCCTTGTGGGACCTCGACGAAGCTTTTGCTTCGCTGTCCGGCATGGATCAGGTGCGACTCACGCGCCGCTTTAGGGACGAAGAGGAATACCCGACTGATGCCGCCCGAAAGGCGGTCGATCGAGCCGTTGACACTCTGACTCAGCGAGTCAATGAGCGCGTGCATCGCGCGACTGTCGATCACGACGGGCCCGGATCTCGGAAGGTCGGCCGCATGCCGGCCGCGGTCTAAGGAGGACTTTTGAAGACCCTGGTCGTTGTCCTGTTCCTTCTTGTCATGCTGGCTATTTATGCCGCGATCGCCGCAGGCTTCTGGTTCCTCTTCCCCGCTGTCTCCTATCTGAAGTGGCTTCTGGTGACTGTCCTCGGTGGCATCTTCATCAGTGTCGCCAAGAACAGTGTCTGACGGCTACCGCCGGCTGATCGACCGATGGCTCGCCCGGGGCATTGCCCCGGGCGTTGTCCGACAGCTCATGAGAACCGCGAAGAGATGGGAGCGCGAGAAGCGATGACGGAGTCTCGCAAGCGCGAGCCGTACACAACTGTCTATGTCGAAGCGACTTGGCAAGACGGCACCGCGGAAGAGATCACCCTTGAAGACGGGACGACGCGGAAAGACGTTGAGCGGCAGATGTCATCGATCCGATCCGACCGCCAATTCCTTGCGTTTGTCCAGTGGGACGGGTCGCTCATCGTTTTCCGGCTGGACCGAATGAAGAAGTTTCGAATCCGCTTCAAGGAGATGTATCGATGAAGATCGACGGCGACGAATACAAGATCAGTCCGGAAGTCTGGGAGATTTTCGAAGGCTGGTATGGCGATAAGGCGTATCGAGAAGCAGGATTCGTCGAAGACATCGAGGCGAAGGTTCGGGAGATCGTCTCGAATGATATTGCCGCCCGCGGGCAGGCACGCCGTGAAGACGACGAGTGGCCGATCTCCCGCGATGAGCGGGATTGCTACGACGATGCGGCGAGGATCGCCGAGAATGGCCCGGCCGAGTGAGGATCCTCATCACCGGCTCGCGCCGATGGACGGACCGCGTTCGGCTCGAAGCCGTCCTCTGGTATGAGACGACACGGCTTCATCCCGAAAGGCCCCTAACGATCGTCCATGGAGACTGCCCCTACGGGGCGGATCGAATGGTCCGCGAGTGGTGCGAGACGCACCCGGACATCACCGAAGAGCGCCATCCCGCGGACTGGAATCAGTTCGGAAAGAGCGCTGGATTCAAGCGAAACGCCGAGATGGTCAGTCTCGGCGCCGATCTCTGCATCGCCTTCATTGTCCCCGGCATGAGCCGCGGGACGGAGCACTCAGCCGGCGCAGCACGTCGGGCCGGCATCCCAGTGACGGAGGTAGTTGACCATGCGACTCACTGACTGGCGGGGAAATGAGTACGGGGTCCGGGACACGGTCTTCTACTCAACTCGATACGGTGATTCGACCGAAGTGGTAGAAGGCGAAGTTCTCTCTATCGAAGAGCGTGAGGAAGAACGCTACGACTGGCACACGCGGCAGCGTGTTCCCCACATGGTGACCCGCGTCCAGGTCTGCGGGATTCGAGGGTCTAGCTCCAAGAAGCGTAGTGGACATCCCGCGTGGCCGAACATCGAGAACATCACGGCGGTGACCAATGGCTAAGTTCATTGCCAGCAGCGAAGCCGAGCCGACTTACACCATGGAGTTCACTCAGTCTGAGCTTCGGCTAATTGCGGACGCCTTCGGTGACATCGCCGAAGGCCGTTGCCACCTCGCTTATCCAGATGAGGGTGCGAAGACGGCAACCAAGCCCACCGCCGGGAGCATCAAGAAGATCCAGGCAATCTGCGCGGCCATTGATGGAGTCTCCGACGTATTCGACGCGTCGTCGGACTTCTTCGACCGATGGGAGAATCACGTTGACTGATGCCGTCTACATCTCCGGCCCGATGAGGGGCAAGCCGAACTTCAACTACGATCTCTTCAACTCGACCGCGGACAGCCTCCGTCAAGCTGGCATGGTCGTTCTCAATCCGGCGGAGAACTTCGACGGAGATCAGTCTCGGGGCCTCTCCGAGTACATGAGGGCAGATATCAAGATGCTGCTTCGAGCATCCATGGTCTTCATGCTCCCCGGATGGCAGGACTCTGAAGGGGCTCGCCTTGAGTACCTTCTCGCCCAGGCCCTCGGCCTGGAGATCGTCTATCACGCCGATGCCGACCAGACGGAGCCGGCGGAGATGACCGCGGCACGGATTGTGCGGAACGGGGAGAGGGAGGCCGTCTACGGCCATCCTGGAGACGATTTCAGGCGTACTGCCAAGGAGTGGTCGGCCATCTTCGGTCGGGAGGTCCAGCCCCTCGAAGTGGCTCTTGCCATGGGGCAGCTGAAGATCAGTCGGCTGATCGGTACTCCAGGCCATCGAGACTCGATCGTCGACCTGATCGGTTATGCGATCTGCTACGAGAGGATCATTCAGCATGGCTAAGTACAAGATCACGATGTTCATCGACGATGATCCCGATGGGGATGGTTACGCCCAAGTGCACTTGGGCGACGACATTGATGACGTCACGCGGACCGTCAAGGTGCTCATTTGGATCGGAACCAAGCATCAAGACACGGACTTCTATGACATCGTGGTTGAGAAGGTGACAAAGGAGTAGTCCGGCAAGAACAAAGCCCCCGGCCTGTTGGCCGGGGGCTTCTCTGTGTTTCCTCGCGAAGGCATTCGAACGTAAGAAACATCATTGACGATGAGTCTACCTCATGCCGGCGGAGCCGGGGGTGGAGTTTTCCGACAGCAGATCGCCCAGGACGTCACGTCCGTACCGGGTTGTCGCCGACCACGGACGATGAATGCGGTCATCCTGATCTCGCCCGTGACCGGATCGTGGATGCGCTGTCGTTCCTCGATGATCACGACGCGGCCGGCCGCGTCGGTCAGCGTGTCGTCATCGTCGATGAGAAGATCCTCCACGCACCCTCCCGCATTCCGGTAGCGGCACCGACACGGTCCGCGACTCGGATCTTCCTCGCCTTCTAGTACCGACACGGCACGCTCCTCTTCGAAGTCGGCTAAGAGTCGATCTAACTCGTCATCATCGGACGCGTCGTAATAGGCCATCTCACCTCTCCTCAGTGACGGAGAGACCCCGGTCTAAGGGGGGAACGACCGGGGTCTCCTAGTGGCCTCATCTCCGGACGACGGGGGCACGCCTAGAGATGAGGCCGTCCCGCGGGGGCTCTTCCAGTTCCGCCCGCGGGGGCGTTGGAGCCGCTACGCGGCATCTTGGGAGCGCCGGCGCGGGCAGGCGCGCGGCGACGCGCGACAGCCAACATGCTGGCGCCGATGGAGAGTTCAATCTCCGTGTGCACCTGCTTCATCAGGCGAAGCGTGGCATCCAGCGCCGCCGGCGTGGAGCCGGTCTGCTCAGTCACCTGGAGATCGAGCCTGCGTCCCAGGCGACGAAGTTCGATCAAGGCTTGCCTGTGGTTGAACACTGACTGTCCTTCGTTCGCGCTCACGACGCTCCCTCCGGCTTGAGGATGGCCCACACGGTCTTGCCGTGGTCGCCTCGATTATCAAGTCCCCACGAATGACAGAGGGTTGACACGATCTGAAGTCCGCGGCCGCGCTCCGCGTCCAGGGCTGCATCGCGAATGATCAGCCAGGGGATGGCCTTGCTGTCCCAGACTGAGACGTGCAGCTCCGCACGATCGGGAGCCCTTAGGGTAAGCAGTACGCGTCCGCCTACCCGACTACCGTGCTTCACAGCGTTGTTGACCAGCTCCGAGACCACGTACAGCCCATCGTCCTGGAGGGCGGTGAGCCCGTACGCGGCCAAGAAGTCCTCGGTTCGGCGCCGCGCGCTAGCCGGCGCGAGTAGATCTGCAGTGAGCCAATGATCTTCCTTTGGCTCAGTAACGAGAGCAGACATGAGTGTCCTCCGTCACGGGGCTTTGGCACCCATGGCGTAGGCGCCTCGATACAGACGGTAGGGCTCCGTGGTAAAACTTTGCAACCCACTCGCCCGAACTGACAGAAGTTGATCTAGAGTCATCAACCGTCGGCGGCTGGCGCGTTGGGCCGTCCAGCCGCGAGACTGCACTCCAGAGGGGAGGTCACGGGATGGCTCTCAGAACCACTGTCACCGAGCGGCAACGCCGCCTCGGAGCTGAGCTTCGTAGCGCGAGGGAGCACGCTGGCACAACGCTCCGCGAGGCCGGCGCCTTGATCGACATGAGCACACCGCACTTGAGCCACATCGAGTCGGGGCGGACCGCGATTTCACCCGATCGTGTGAGAGCCCTCATGGTTGCCTACGGGTGCAAAGATGAGGCGTTCATCGGTGGTCTACTTGAGTTGGGCTCACCCAACGTTGCTGCCTGGTGGGCCAGTCACCAGAAGCGGATGCCACAGTACGCGCTTGACTTGGCAGAGATGGAAGCAAGCTCAAGGCGAATCATCAACTACGAGACCTTCCACATTCCGGGACTACTGCAGACTGAGGACTACGTTCGGGCGGTCTTCGCCCACACCTACACACCCACCAGCGACCCTGAATCTGGACTAGCTTTCCGGCTTGAGCGTCAAAGGATCCTCGAAAAGTCGGACGCTCCCGAGTGTCACTTTGTGATTCATGAGGCCGCACTTCAAGCAAGATTCCCGGGACGCGACGTCAGTCGAGGCCAACTACTGCATCTGATAGAGATGGCTGAACGGCCAAACATCACGATTCAGATCATGCCGTTCACGGCTGAGGGCTACAGCCCGTACGCCGCGTCTTTCTTCATTTGCGAGCCGGACGAGCCTCGACTGACGACGATTGGGATCGACCATCCGGATCGGGCAGAGTTCCTTGCCACGACAGAGAAGATCGATAGCTATCGAGCGACTTTCGATCAGCTGGCGAAGCTCTCGCTCTCGCCAATTGAAACGATGAGTCTTCGAGAGCGCGCTGAGCGCGACTCTTGGGGTTTGGTTCAGCACGTAATGTATCAACTGTGAAGGGGAAAGCATGAAGGATTACCAGTGGCAGAAGTCGAGCTTCTCGCAGGGGAACAACAGTAACTGCATCGAGGTTGCCATTGCTGGCGATAAAATTGTGATGCGGGAGAGCGATGACCCGAACGTCATCGTTACCACCGACCGCGGCAAGATGGCGGCCTTCATCAAGGGCGTCAAGGCCGGGGAGTTCGACTACTTCGCGTGATCTGAGGCCAAACGCAAAAGAGCCCCCGCCGAAAGGCGGGGGCTTTGTCTTTTGCTCAGTGGTGCAGGATCAGGAACTCAACGAGACCGAGGGCCGTTGATACGAGACCCGACACGACTCCTGTGCGCATCAGGCTGTGACCTGACTTGTCTCTCATGTCGTCCTCGGTGACGTAGTCACCCTGATTGGCCTCAAGGGTTCGGATCCGAGTCTCGTGATCGTCTACTCGGGCGGTTGTACCGCCCATGGCCGTCTTGAGGTCTCGAACGTCATCGCGGGTCCCGATCAGGACGTCATACATGTCTCGTAGCGTGACGATCGAGGTTTCGGGCTCTCCCATCAGCTACCCGCCGGAGTAGCCGGCGGAGCCTCAACCGGAGTGACAGGCAGGGCAGTTGCGGCCGACTCAACGGCGGTCGCAAGCTTGCGAATCTCCTCAGCCGCATCGTGTCGAACCTTGACCACCTCCGCCATGGCCTCACCCTTCAGGCGCAGGGCTTCAGCCTCAGCGGCCTTTGCAAGAGCCGGATCATGGGTCTGGACCCAGTCAGCGACGCCGTGAGCGTCGTGAGCCAGAGTCTTGACGTCGCCCTGGTCCACCACGGTCGCAACGCGGTTCAGCCGGCTGGCCAGGATCTGAAGACCATTGTGGGCAGTCACGCCCGACAGGACGAGAGTCAGAAGGTCGGGGAAAGAGGCAAGAACAGTCATTGATACTCCAATCAAGAGGGGTTGAGATCAGGCAGCCTGAACGGAAACCTGAACCTTGAGAGTCCCATTGGCAAGAGCCGCCTGAATATCGGCGGCGGTCAGCTTGGAATCACCGATCGCCTGAATGATGGCAGTCTGCATCGCGGGCAGCGCATCGACCTTCGCCTGAATGTCAGCGATCTGAGGGGTCAGCTTGTCGAGCTGATTCTTGAAGCCCCAGAACATGCCATTCCAGAGATCGATCATGGCCTGAGTAAGCAAGTCATCCTCCTGAGGGGCAGCGGCCTGAGGCCGCGGGTATTGTCCATAGTCATCGGTCATCGCATGGTCGATATCGGCGGAGCCGCCGATTGCCGTCCCGCCATCCTGGCGGATATTCGCGTGGGCACTCCATCTGCCGTTAGACCAGGCATCCGCCTGCCAGAAGTACGTGGCAGTGGTCGGCGCTGCGGCAACGTTCTCAACCGCGTAGTAGCCGCCATAGAAACCGGAACGATTCAGGCCGATGACAGAATTCACGCCACGCATGTAGTCGTTGATAGTTGAGAACTGGCCGCCCTGAACATCGAAGTCACAGGCGAAGTAGATAGCCTGATCATCGGGAAGGCCGACAGCCTTCCTTTCGGCCTCCGCGGCCTGTGCGTCGGCGACGCCGGCCGCATGTCCATCAAGCATTCGCTGAGCGGTAGACTCCCAAACAACGACAACAGAGATTCCGTCGTGAGGGTAGCCCTGGACTTCAGCAGCAGTAATGTTCTTCGAGGCGTCTGGACTGAGATAGCGCGCCACGAAGCGCGCGCCAGTCCCGAGAATGTCTGAGTCCGTGGGTCGAGCCCACGCGATATCAAGGCCCGTCAGGGGCATGAAACCTCCTTAGGGAATCTCGTAGGTTATTTGCAGATTCGCGACTGATCCAGTGGCCCACGAAAGGCCGGCCTGATAGACCTCCTCCAACGCCTGATTCGAGGCGTTGAGAGCGTGGATGTGGACAGTGTTGTTGCCTGCGCTGATCTCGCATGTCAAGTTGGTCCAGGTGCTGGACGTCACGAAGACGCCACCGCCGATCCAGTGAGCCCCACCAGCCGAAGAAGCGGCGGCTGGAAGGTTGACCGTGACAGCTCCGGAACCCCACACAGAATTGGCGCCATAAGTCAGCGAAGCGATCAAGTCAACCGTTTTGCCCATTTGGCGATAGCGGCCAGCAGAGACGGCCGATCCCATCGTTTGGACCCCATTCCAGACTGGAGTGAAGGCCGTCCATGCAGATGTGCCGAAGGGAATCCAGGCGGAGCCGTTGTATGTCTCATAGCAGACGAGATCGGAGCGGTAGCAGACGTCTCCCGCCTTCGGCGTCGGATTGGCTGCGGTTTGTGCCGCAGCGGTCGCATAGGTCGGAACGATCATTCCATCGAGCTGGGTCGCCAGGACATTCAGATTCTGAGGAATGTTCGGGGGATCCGATAGCGCTGGATAAGTGAGCCCGGCCTTAGGGGTATTAGCTGACACTTAGCTCCTTACGGAGTGACCGGCGGGGCCGGCACATATGCGGGAATCGGCGGAGTCGCCGGGAGATAGGTCCGCTGACCGAGGTCAACCGCCCATTGCCCACAAACCACAAGGAGCATGAAGTCTCCGACCGAATAGCTAGCATGCGGAAGGAAACTATCCAGCAGCCAGCCATCCTGGGTCCGGACCTTCCAAGTGCCGGCATCTGCACCCTGGTCAATGACTCGACCAATATGGAACACCGGATAGTTGGGGGTCCCCGCAGGAATGCCGGTGACGACCGGTTCGATGCCGGTCGTCACGTAGTCCGGGTAAGTCCAGTTCGGATCCAGGTTGGTCGGAATCGGCGGATTGAAGTTGTCATACGCAGTAAGGGGAGTCCACGTAGGAGCAGGATTAGTCATGAAGAAACCGCCTTTGTTACATCGCCCGCTTGGGCGCCGAGAATGATGAGGCTCCCCTTCAGGGAGCCGATAAGAAGGGTCGTCCCCGGATTTGGTGGGGACGACCATGCGCCAGAGAGGCGTGGGACGAATCGGAAGCTGTTGGACCCGATCGTGATGCGGGAAAGATTCGAGTCGACCGTTTCGGACCCCTGAAAGATCCCGCTATAGAACCTCATGGCGCCGTCTACGCCGGCCGCTACCGGGCTGTTCCGTGGGCTCTGGGCGATTGCCCGCGCAAGGCGCTGTAGGCCCCTGGAAGCCGTCATTACGTTCCCCCACTCAGCTGATAGGTAAGAGTCCTGGTCGTGCCGGAAAACTGTGCCGAAGGCCCCAGGGGAATTGTGAAGGAGTCCAATAGATGAAGCTCCTTCTTTCCGTCGGGGTAGACCACCTGAACAATGTCTCCGGCCTCAAGGGCCGGATTCGGACAGGTGACGAAGGAGAGACTTCGAGCAAGACCAAGGAAGTTGGACAGCTGCGTTTGAGCAGCTGCCTGGCACTGGGCATTCGTCGTCAGGAGATTGTTCGAGTATCGGTAGGTCTGAGCGCCGAAGGCGCTATTCGAGGCAGGATTCCCATAGTTTGGTGAGGGACCGAAATAGGTCGGGCTCCGGGGGTCGGTATCAACGGCGTAGCCGGTAGGCGGAGCCGCACTTCCGGTAGTTGCGCCGTAGGCGCTGACCGCGTTGTAGACGCCAGCACGGGAGACGGATCGCTTCGCGGAAACCAGGACGCCTGTCGAGGATCCGCCTGCCGCTACCGCGGCCGGCGTGCTCGCATCCATTGTCCAAACTGCTGCACTGGTCGGAGTCGACTGAGTGAGACTCGGAACGGGGACGACTGCAAGATTTCCAGTGACGTCAAAGTAGGCGTCCGCCAAGAGATAGCCGGCGCATGCCGTGACGGCATCCCACCGAGACCCATCAAATGTCACCCCTCCGGGGACGGTCCCGTCGACGAGGCCCGAAGAGATGCTGACCGCAGCATAAGGAACGACATCCTGAATCAGGTGAGTCAGGAGACTGGTTACTCTGACGCCGCCACGGTCGATAGGGTCAAGAAATCCTGCATCATCGACCGCCTGAGAGCGGTCAAAAAAGTCGACGACAGGGAGACCGCCATTGGACTGTGAAGGCGCCGTCTCCTGACTCACATCCTGGATTCTGAACCATCCGAGACTGACGTTCTCGGTCGTACCATCCGGGTAGCGGATGCCCCATTTGATATTCAGCTCAGCGCCATATGGCGCGAGAGGGGAGCCAGCGAAGGTGGGATAGAAAGTCGGATCACCGATCGTCACTGATCCGGACCGGCGAGTTTTACTCGTCCGGTCTACCGTGATGGACCCATCCACGATCGGAAGGCCAGATACAACGAGTGCGCGGCTGTAGTAGAGATCAGCCGTTACGGTTCGAACGTATGGCCCCCTGAGGGCCGCCAGAAAGCGGCTTGAGACAGGCTGCATCAAGCACCACCAGGTCCAGAACCGTAAGGCGTGTTGAGGACATCGAGATACGTTGCTCGGTCGTTGAGGAGGGCCTGATAGGTTCCGAAAGAGACCACGGCGGCGTACGAGTTGCCGGGAATCGACGTGAGGGCCCCAGATGGCGAATCGACCTCGGTGAAATCGACAGTCCAGATCCTCGTGAAGTCCGTACTGACGTCTGCCGGCCGATGCTCCGTCACGGATCCAGCCACAAAGTAGAGATCGGCGAGGCCGTCAGCAGGAGTGGCCTGGAGGAAGAGCGTCGTGCCAGATGCCAGAAGAGCAGAGACAGCCTGATAGTCAGTTGTCCCAGTCGTCATAAGGCTGACGGATCCGGTCCGTCCGCCACGGACGTCCGAGATCACGACGGGATTCTTCCTGCCGATGACCGGATAGATCTGCGTCCTTGCATCTGTTTTGACGTCCGATAGGGCCTGAAGACTGACTTGCGCGTTCAGCGCGGCCTGGGAGAGGTTCTTGAGCCAGCCAACGCCGTTCTGAGTCGGGATCATCACGGGGCCGCTCGATGCGGACCCTGTCGTAATCGACCCGTCAGCATTGTGTGTCTGGGCAATCACCGTGTATGTGACGTTGACGCCGAGAGAGGCCTCAAGATCGAACCCAGCCCAGCTATCAGCACCACCGGTGCTGACGTAGTTGCAGGATCGAATGATGACCTGAGAGCCGTCAGCGTTCGTCCTCTGGACTGCCACCGTGTCGTATCCGGTGAGACCAGAGACCGATAGGGAAATGTAGGCAAGCCCCTGATTGGGGGTGCCAGTGATGACCAACGTCACGCCATGACACCCCCGTTCAGGATTTGGGCCAACTGACTGTTGTTCCGATCAATCTTGACGTCGATGCGACCATCGAACTTCTCGCCATCAATGAACACGTTGACGATTGGTGCCGGCTGACTGCCGTGCTCCGGAGACGAATACCGGGGAGCCGTCCACTGGCGAGCAATATCGATGCTCTGCCGAGAAGGAACAACGCTCTCCCCGCCGGAGAACTTCATCAGTTCCGGGCCGTTTTCGCCGACCCATGCCCAACCAGGCATCGCGGAATCGGTTCCAGTCGCATAACCAACGTAGGGCCGACCAGCGGCCAGCGCCTTGAGGCCGGGAACATTGCCGATGGATCCATAGCGGTTTTTGATGTAAAAAATTCCGGCCACGATATTGGAGATCGGATCATAGATATCGTCCGGCAGGCTCGGAAGCCGGAAGGATTCAAAGGTGCTCATGATGGTCTGCATGAGGCCGCGGCTCGGATCGCCGGCTGCGGCATTGCTGTCCGTCAAGTTGATGGCCATTGGGTTGCCACCAGACTCATGGCTGATGATCTGAGCAAGACCAGCAGTCCAATCGATACCGACACCAGCAGCAGTCTCGGCCTGACTAATCCATTCAGCAACGTCGGCCGGAACGCCGGCCGCGGCCTTCTTCTGATCGCTTTGGTCCTTCTGGCCAAACCATCCGAGAAGCTTGTCGACGAGAGCCTTTGGAATCCCGGTGATCAAGTTCTTCAGCGTGGTCTGCGGACCAGGCATCATGTCGCTCAGTCCATTGAGAACGGGCTGAAGCATGTCCTTGGCGACGCCCTGAAGCGCGCCTGTCGTGATCCGGGAAGCGAAAGACTCCAAGGATCCGAGACCATCACTGAGCCCGTTTCCAAGCGTCTTCGCGCCGCTCTTCACCTTATTCCAGAGAGAGTCGACGATTCCGCCATCCTTGAAATGGCCATCCCGGGACGAAGTCCCGTTGTTGCCCAGCAAGGACCGCAGTGCTGCGAATCCAGAAGGGCCGCCGAGGGCGGCCATCTCATCGACTGTCAGGATGCCTTCGCCGGCAGTGGCATAGAGCGGAATCCAGTCGCCCGCAGACCGCGGGCCGGCAACAACACCACCATCAGCAAAGTGTGGAGCGTCCGGCAACTTCGGAATGCCGACCTTGTCCGCAATGTAATTCCAGACTTCCTCAATACCGTTGGTATAAACAGTATTGACCAGGAAGGAGACGGGGCCCTTCAGGACGTCGACCAGTCCGCCCCACGCGGACTTGATACCAGAGACAGCATCATCAAAGCCCTTTTTGGCATCCGATAGAGTCTCGGAGATGACCTTGCCGACCTTGTCGAAGACCGGCTTGATATCTTCGTCATAGAGCTTCTTCGCCCAGTCTCCGATGACCTTGAGTCCGTTGACGAAATCGTCGAATGCTGGCTTCAAGGCATTGTCGTAGAGCCACTTGGCCGCCTTACCGATGAGGTCGAAGACGGGCTTGATTGCCTCATCGTAGAGCCAGTGGACGCCATCGTAGATGTAGCCGAAGGCGGGGCCAAGAGCATTCTTCCACAGCCAAACAGCTGCATCAGCTATGGCGTCGAAGGCCGGCTTAATAGCCTCTTTCCAGAGCCAGACAAAGACGGATCCGAGCCAGCCGAGAAGCAGATAGATGCCGAGGAAGTCAGGTTCAAGAATGTTCTTCCACAGCCACATTGCCAGGCCTGCGATCGCCTTGAAGGCGGGCTCAATATCGCTGTGCCAGAACTTCGCGATGACCGTTGAGATCTTGCCGGTAAAGAGACCGGCTATCGCATCAAATGCTGGCTGCAAGGCATTTTTCCAAAGCCACATTGCGCCGCCAGCGACGGCGTCAAAGGCAGGTTTGAGGGCGTTCTTCCAGAGCCATTCGGCTCCCTTGGCTATCTCGCTAAAAGCCCAGGAGAAGGCCTGTCCCAGTGCCTTGAGGTACGGCTCCAGGATGTGATAGGCAATTACGAACGGCGTGACCAGCAACGTAAATATAAGGACGAACAGCAGCCGCAGCGCGAACCAGATTCCATCGACGACTGGCTTAATGACGTTCTGCCACAGCCAAACAAAGATGCCACCGACAAACTTGACGCTCGCGACGATCGCTGAGACGACCGGCGCAAAAACGTTTCTCCAAAGCCAAACAAATATCGCTCCGATCGCCGAAGCAGTCGGCGAAAGGACATTGCTCCAGAGCCAGACAAAGACGGATCCAACCGTCTTTATGGACGTCATGACTCCTGCGGCAAAGTCCTTGGCAGGGCCGCTACTGAAGATCCGAGCAAAGAAGTGCACCACGGCGTCGAACGCCGTTACCAGCGCAGACCAAACAATCTTCGCAACATCGCCGATGCCGGCGAGGATGTTTCGGAACGTTTTTGAGTGCTGGTAGAGAGCAACGAAGCCAACAACGAGTAGCGTGACGCCGAGAGCAATTTGCCCGAACAAGCTCATGTCCATCAACGCGTCCGTGATAGCCATAACGACGTTGAAGGCCTTCTGTGCGGCCGTCAGCGCCAGAAAGCCCTGTACCAGGTCGGCAATGACCTTCGCGGCAATTTGGTTGTGTCCAATGGCCCCGATGGCCTGCGCAACGACGAGAATCGCCGGACCAAGAGCCTGGAAGATGGATCGAGCAATGGAGAACTTGCCGAATCCCTCTACGAGATCCTTGACTAGTGGAGCTGCCGGCCGCAGATCGGAGACTAGCTTCGAAACGAATCGCTCGGCATCCCCGATTCCACGAGTGATGCCGCTCGATATCGGGCCAATAAACCTCTGAAGCTGTCCGCCAGAAGCCATGCTGGCAAGCTTCGCAGTGAGGCCATTCACCAAATCGAAGACCGGCTTCCCGGCACCGGCGGCGAACTGCGTTACCCCATCCTTCAGGTTGGACATTGAGCCCTTGAAGGTGAGGCTCTGCTTCGCCATTTCGCCACCCATAGCCTGGGTGGACTTCGTCCCGTGCTCAAGGCCATCAATCAGCTTCGGCAGGGCATCGTCAGCCATGATCTTGCCTTGCTTGACCATGCCCTGAAATTGCGTCGTACTGACGCCGTACTCATTGGCGAGAATCTGGAGCGCCGGGATGCCGCGGATCTGAAGCTCACGAATCTGAGCTTCCATGATCTGGCCCTTGCTCTGCATCTCACCAAAAATGTTGGTGACTTCGTTGAGCTTTGCTGAGTCGCCCCCAAGGGCGGAAGTCGCATCACCCAGACCACGAAGATCGGGGATAATGTTCTTGGCACTGATGCCGAGGGCAAGAAGCTTCTGAGAAGCAGTAATCAGGTCACCGAACTGATACGGCGTCGACAACGCAAATTGCTTGATCTGGTTGAGCATGTCCGAGCCGGCAGAGTCGGATCCCAGCAGGGTCCCGAAAGAAATCTGCGACGACTGCAACTGTGAGTTGAAGTCGATAACCGCGCTCTTGGCGAAGCTCAGCGCGGAAGACACCGCAGTTGAGATCGAGTTGCCGATGGCGAAGCCGATACCCCAGGATCCGACCGAGTAGGTAACACCCTGTTTGAATTCCTCGAAGGACTTCGTCATGGCGCTGCCGCCCTGATCGCCAGCAGCCTTGAGCTTCGCAAAGATGGTGCTACCCATATCGGAGGCAATGCCTCCGACTCCAGTAGCGGCAAATCGAAGGCCGCCAGTCAGGGCATCCGAAAGGCCCTTGGCTTCCTCCGTCAGTCCCTGAAAATGGAAGGATGAGAAGACATTCCCGAGGGACGCGTTCGACGCGTCCATGTCGCGTGCAAGCTGGATGTTGAATTCACGAGCAAGCTCTTCAGCGGCTATCCGCGCTTGCTCGGTTGCCTGAGTAACCGCCTCTTCATCGAAGAGGGGCAATTGGACATCTCGGGTGGCCTCTTCAAAGTCCAGGGCCAGCTGTTCGCCGGCCTGTCGGCCGGCATCCGCAAGAGTACTTACAAGGGATGCAGAGGCCGCTGTAGCAGCCTCTGAGACAGTCTCGGTAATGCTCTCGGCGATGACCGCCGAAGACTCTTGTACGGAGCCCTTGAGCCCTTCGGAGATGGCTGTCGCCGCGGCCTGAGATGCAGACTCAGCCGCGTCAACAACCGCCGAAAAGGATCCGACATGGCCGGAGACATCGAGTCCCCGACCTAGCTCCGCCTGGGCGGCGTCAGCAGCCTGACGAACCACCTGATTGATACCGTCAAGAAGTTTCTTCGTGTCGCCTACGGCAAGATCGATGTAAGCAACACCCGCGGACCGCGCGGCAGTACTACCCGCCATCAAATCTCACCTCACCTAGGACATAAAAAAAGCCGCCTGGTCGGCGACAGAGCTTTCGGGCATCACGTCCGGCTCGGAGCCGGGACGCGGAATCGGAATGGGACGCTCAGGGGTGTCATCGGAATTCGCGGACGCAAACATCCAATTTCCGACTGCCAGATGATCAGCGGCAATCGCCAGAAGGTGATCGGTCCGAGACCAGGAGGCCTCTTCCGGGGAGATCCCGTGGATCTCCTTCGACAGCTCAGAATCCGCCGGTAGTCGCCGAATCCAATTGAGCATGCGACGGGTAGAGATTTTTCCTCGATGCCATTCGTAGATGTCCACCCCGTAGTAGCGGGGCAGGTCAACCTCTAGAGCCTCTGCGTGCTTTTCAATCAGCTCGCAGAGGGCGAGCCTTCCCCCACGCTCGCGCCAGTCGCCGCGCGCCAGGCGTCAAGCACGGCCTTAACGTCCTGGACAGAGAGCTTGTGGGCAAAAAGGCGCTCAACCGCGCTCGCATCGCCCATTACGGCGCCAAGGACGCCACGAAGATCGGTCTCGTCAAGAGACTTCATCTTCTCCAGCGCAGTTACATCAAGCTCAGTCGGGAGAGAAAAGCTCTCACCATCAAGGACGAAATCGAAGGAGGCGCCGTGCGCCTCAAGGCGCTGAGCGCGGGCGGCGTTGACATCAAAAACCATTAGGAAGCTACCTCCAAGAGAGACTGTCAAGCGTTGCGTTTGATGGCAAAAAAGAGATCAGGGAGTCAGGGAAGGATCATTGCTGTACCAATAGACCAGCGGAGTCACTCCATCGATGCCGAGGGCGTCATAGGTGATGCCGAGAGACGCCGCCTTATCGCGGGTCAGCGAAATATCCGTAGTATCGGAGACCTGACCACGCGGAATGATGATTCGAGTAGTGATCGCACCGTTGTTGTCAGTCCACTCAATCCCAAGGGCCCTCTCATAGGACTGGAGAGTCTCAGAGATGGTGTAGAGATAGCCGCTGGCACCATTGGTCTGCACAACACCACCGCCAGCCCAAAGGGGCAAGGTCACCGCGTTGATCTGCTCAAGCGTGAACTTGGCAGTAAAGGCACGGCTCTTCGGGACCATCCGGGCAGCTACAGTGGTCTGCCAGAGATTGATGGAATCCCAGCTGTCCTTCTTGCCTACGACGACGCCTGATTCATCGGTGAAACCGAGATCCTGCCAGCCGGCGCCCCAAGCAGTGACAACGTCGGTTGGGGCAACAGTTCCGACAGGGGCAACGTAAAGGTGGCCGTTGCCAGCCACCCGAATCTGAGATGTAGTCTGGCCAGTTACAGCCATATTTAGCCCTCCTAGGCTGAGTGGGTTACGGCCGTGATTTGAGTGAGGTACCGGCCAGCAGGGGGATAGTCAGGCTCATCAAGCCACTGGGGCCCAACGTCCTCACGGACGTTGGAAATCGAGCACGACCATTGAGAGAGATTGGCGCCTTGGATCAGATCCGTCAGCAGTAGCCGGCGCACAAGCGCCGTGAGATCCCATGCACTGGCCTTGAATGGGCCGTAGCAGTCGACATCGAACCGTGGCCGGTCGATGTGTCCGAGAAAATCGGCAGGACCGCCAAGGCGATTGATGCGGACCACGCGCTGACTGCCGTCGTACGAAATCGGGAGACTGCTGCAAACCGTGACTCCGACAAGCGCGCTTTGCGCTGAGAGCCACTGAATCAGGACGTCTTCGGCATCAGGAAGAACGGGAGCGGTCATCACTTCCCCTTGTTCTTGAGGACGGATGCGACCCACGCATCAATGGATTTTTCGATTTTGCGCTTACGGCGCTTCCGATCAACCGCGGGATGTCTCATCGTGTTGACGTCGTACCATTTGCCAATGGCTTGCCCAAGGACCCGATGAGGCTTATGGCCCTTGGCGGTACCGAATTCGATTGCCAGAGCGCCAGGGTCATCGGACCAGACGCGATAGAAAGGGGCGCCGTTCTTGGCGCTTAGTAGCTCACCATGGATCGAGTTTCGGAACGATCCCGTGACGGAGATTCGATCTGCGAGACGCACAGCTTCGGCCCTGATGGCTTCACCGGTGTCAGAGACGAGATCCTGTAGGGCAGCATTCTGATATAGCTCCTCAGTCACCCATGACTGGTCAAGCACAAAACGGCTCATCCTGCGTACCGCTTGATGCGGCACTCAATATGATGAAGCCCCCATCCCGGTCGATAGACCGGAGCCGGGATGCCGTAGACCTGATAGGTAATCCCGTTGATGATGAGGCGATCAGTGCCGCGGACATCCGTCCCGGCCGGCAAGAAGGCGTTTCCGTCAGATTCGAGTTCGTCCCGATCCCTGATGTCTTCCTTCATTTTTCGCTGATTGGTGTCGAGCCAGCCAGAGACCGTGACGGAAGTTGGATTCGACCAGTCGAGACCGACATTGTTGTAGCGGT